ATCTGTCCTATTATATATTTATATTCGTCCCAATTGTCAACACCAATTACAACCTTATCTTTAAGTCGTTCTTTCTTGGGTTCAAGTAACTTAGTCTTGATGTATTTTATTGTTTCAAAGTCCACTATTTTTTTCCATTACGGAAGATTTGAGTTCCCTTGATTCCATATATGCTCGCCACGACAAGGATCCACAAATTTGTGAACCATGAAGGGAGCTGTGAGAACATCTCAAAAAACAATTTCACCTTGTCCATAGCAGTTGGATCATCCGATACGACCGCATATGCAAGCACCACCACGGGCGTCGACAATATGATGAGGACCGCCTCGTCTTTCCAGTCTGATTGTCTGGCTTCTAGTAATTTACCCTGATATGCTTCCTCACCCCGTGCTTGTTTCTCTGCATGTAGCAATTGTGCGTCTGACATTGCCATTTTTGCCTTTTGTTTGTTAGCATAGATCTTACTTCCAGCAGAAACTGCTAATTTTATTGCTTGAAACCACATAAATGCTCCTATTTTTTCTTTTTATCTAATTTTTTAGCTATTTTTCCACCATTTTTCATTTTTTGTCCACTAAAACCTTGTGACATTGGCCCTTTTTTAGGTGGAGGCCCTGATTTTTTACCTTTATCTCTCAGAATCATTGTTATTCTCCTGGTTCATTTTCTCTTCTTGTAGTTCTATTCTTTTTCTACCCAATTCTTCATTCAAATTAAGCTTATCTTCGGCTAAAGTTTGCTGTGCACTAAATTTATTTGTTTCAAAATCCATTTTTTGTGCTTCTTCACTCGCTTTTCTTTGAATATCCATCGCTCTTAGGTCTAATTCTTTTTGTTTTAGAGCTAATAGTGGGTCTTGATTCTGTTGTGCAGTGAATTGTTGCTCCATTGCTACTAATTCTTGTATTCTTTGAGCTATTCTTTTTGCAACAGCATTATCAAATTCAATTTGGAATGCTTCTTCGTCAGCAGTTTGCATTTCAGCCATGGCTGGGTTTTGATTAAATTGCTGTAGTACCTCTTGTTTAACTTGTAGTGATACATGTTCCATAATATGTCCTTGTAGTAGTCCATATATTTGTGGATTTACTTGAACCATTCTTGAAGTCATGAAAGCCATGTGTGCTTGAATATGTGCTTCATGATCCTGTTGTGGAAAAGCTTTTGGAATAATCATTTGTAATGCACCATTATTCTCAATTGCAGGGTCTAATGGTTTTGGTGGTTCAGGTGGTGGTTTTAAAATACCATTTATATTTTTAACACCTAAAGCTTGGTACATTCTTTTGTAAGCTTCATGTACATCATGCATTGCTGGATTAGATTGTGCAAGTTGTAACTCAGCTTGAGCAACCTGTATTCTTTGTGTCATAGAATATATATCAGGATCCGCTACTGGAATTACGTCTATTCTGTCATCAAAATCTTCTTGTTTAATAAATCTGTTTCCACCAACTACATCATATGGATATTCAGGTGGTAAATATTCAGCAAACACACTTGCTAACATTTTAAATTCTTGTCTCATTGCATAGTAACATCTCTTATGAATTGCAGACATAACTTTAGACCCTCGCTCAAGGATCGCCATTGTAGTTCCAACAGGAGATTGAGCATTCATATCAGAAACTTTCATGTCAGCAATTGAAGCAAATCTTCTTCCAGATTCAACACAGAAATTTAACAACTGAAATAAAGTTTGGTCAGGGCCTTTGAATGGTAAAAATTGAAATTGATCTTTTATGTTTCCACCAGGCGCATCTACATCTCTAAACTCACCTGGTTGTAATGGCTCTGCATCATCTCTAATTCTAAGACCTCTAGATTTAAAACCAGCAGGTAGGTTAGATAAAGTTCCTGCATCTAACAATTGTCTTAATGCAGAAGTAGCAGTTCTTGATAGACCACCGATCATGTGTATCAAACCAAAACCATAAAACCCAAGTCCTGGTAAAAATTTATAATGTACAAAATATTGTTTTGGTTTCTTTTGTGGATCATTCTCTTTGTAGTTCCTATAAATAGATAAAATTTTTCTAGAGTCTTCATCTACTGTAACTATGTAAGGAACCTTGATTCCATCTGGGTCTTCATAACCTGGAATATCCAAATTAGTGTGAACCTCAACTAAATTATATAACCCTCCACGATCCCGTCCATCATTTGCGGACACGCCCTCCAGTTCATAAATCTTTTCTTGGACTTTATCTTGTTTATAAACTGGTCTCGGAAGATCTATGTCTCTATAGAATCCCGAAACTTGTAATTTTCTCAAATCATTTTCTGATGTTTGTACAATCTGAGAAATTCTACTTGCATCTGATAAATCAGTTGCATTGTAAGGTACGACTAAATCTTCTGCTTTTATAAATTTAGCACATGCTCTATTCATTACTGGATCGAAGTAAACTTTTTTAAATGTGGATCCTGTAAGAGGAAGTATAAATAACATTTGATCCATGTCAGGAGTGTACTCTTCCATTTTGTTCATGATCATATAATTCATGTAATCTTTAACTCTAGAAGCTTGATCTATTTTTTGATCTGTCTGTGCACCAATTACTTCTGTTCTAACTGGTCCGTCTGATGGTAATAATTCTTTAATAGCTTGTGCTTGAAACTGTGTTGCAGATTCTGCTAGTAATGGATGAGTTACACCAGCTGCACCTAAAAATGGTCTGCTTGGAGATTCATATTTAAATCCTAATAGATCTAAACCTTTGACATAAGAATCTACCCATTCTTGTCTTGATCTTTTATCTTGTTCATAGTCAGATACTAAATCACTTCCAATTTTAGAAAGTGTTTGGTCGTCAAGAACTGTTGCAAGGTTTGTATAAAAAGATTCAACAGGGACTTCTGGTGGAACCTCTCCTGCAATTACATTTTCATTTTCATCAAGCACAGTGCCTACGTCTTCTGGTAATGAACCTGTTTCTTGTTCAATTTCTAAATCTGTGTTTTCGAAACTTTCTCCTGACATTAATACATCCTTGTTTTTTTACGTCTGTTGCTCATAACCTTACCACAACCTTTTGCAATAAAGCCTCCTTTTTTCATACCCAAAGTTTTTTCTTTTTGAAATCCATCCATGCCTAATGATACCTTTGTTGGTTGGTCTATTTGTTCTTGTGCATACGCTGCAGTATCTTGTGGAGCTTTAGCTGTCATAGTTATTAATTTATCTATCATTAAAACAAAGGTGCAAAGTTAGATCTATCAACCTGCACGAATCCTCCAAATTTGTAGGCTTTCATTTTAGCCTTTTTATTAGTCCCTTGTAAATCTATTACTATACTTTCGACAAAATTTCTAGGATCATCTGCTTCCATTTTAATCATCTCTAATCCACCTTTTCTGTCTAAATTGTTGTAAAACTCTTCCATTTCATATTTTTTACTAAAAGCGTATGCAGGCACTTTTTTTCCATTATCATATAATTTGTACGGTTTATTTTGATCTGTATGATAAACTTTCTTGGTAGTAAACGTTGCGCCCATTTCTTTTGCAACATCTTTCATGGCCTTTGGAACCACGGCCATACCTCCTAATTCTTCAGTAGGAGAAGAACTTAGATCATCAGGATCATCAGGATAATTTCGTTTGTATTTTCTATATTTACCAAATCCAGATCCGTCTTGATTATTAAAATTTTTCTTAGCATCTACATTTATAAATTTATCACCCAATCTTTTATTACCTAAACCATAAAACTGTTCAATCTTTGCTTTATTGTTTACACCCAGTTGAAAAAAGTCAGCTGGTGCAAGTGCAATATATCTTTTATTATTTTTTCTTGCATCATGAATTAAACCTTTAATATTTGCTTTGACCCAAGTAGCTTCATTACCCATTGGATAATAGTCATAAGTCATATCTTGAATATCATAAGTAGATCCTCTTTGATATGAACTACTACCAGTCGCCTCTCCTTGTCTTGCAGGCATTCTATTTAAACTTCTTTCTTTAGTTTTTATTTGTTTCATTATTGAATCTAATTCTTCTATTTCTGGTGGTGCAAGCGGTCGTTCCATATTAATTTTTTGTAATTCATTCTGTCTATTTAAAAGATCATCTATTTCTCTTTTTATTACTCTTGTTCTTATTGATTTTGAATTTGGATTTTTTCTAACCATATCTACAGGGCTAGTCTTACTATCGCCCTTATTGAAAAGTGCATAATGCTCTGAAGCTTGTTTAGTTATACTTTGATGAGGATCTGATTGTAACTCAACCATGAAATAAGTATCACCATAATTATCAACACCTCTAGTATCATATCTTACAAATGTAACTGCATTAGGATCATTAAAGTGCATACTGTCTACTCTCATGCTAACTGAGTTACCTGGTATGGCTTCATTTAAATAAGTTACCTTTTCTCTATAATCATATCCCCCACCTGGAAAAGTAGTTTTATGTCTTGGTGCTGAAGTTGCTTCAGTTGCTCTTGATGCAATACCAATTGCTTTATCATATTCATCAATTAAAGCTCGTACCAGTATTTTATCGTTGTCTTTAAATTGATTTAAAGATTTTTCTAATCTTACTTTGGTTGCTTCAAGTGAAGATAATTTATTTGGACTTGCAGAAAGAGTGCTTGCTAAATCATTAAAATCTATTCTATCGTTATTTAAATCATCTGTAATTTTATTTAACTGTGATCTTGCTTGTACGTTTGACATTTCTGTAGTGTTTCTTAGAATCATTGATTCTACTTCTCTACTTAGTTTTGCAAAATTAGGATAAACACTTAATACTTCATCAGTATTAATTGGATATCTGTAATCTTTTGTTTTCATTCTATACGTTGGATTAGATTCTAACGCTGCTAATATTTCTTGTTTTGATATTTTCATTTTTGGATTTGTTTTTGCTAAATTAAATACATCTCCACCCACAGGTTCACCACCTTTTCCAAACATCAATAATCCTGAGTCCGATAACTCTTCTGCTTTAATTCCTTTTTGTCTTAAACCTTTTAAAAAACCTATCCACTCTTGCGGTGTACCCATCGCATTACCAGATCTATTTACTTCGTCCCAAGCTGCAGATCCAAGATATTCTTTGACAGTATCATTTTTATTTTGTCTTAACCCTTTACCAAAGGTTAAAGGTTCATTTGGCACTGTTAATGCCTTAGAAGAATTACTTATTACTTTAGCATCAAAGTCTTTTTCGTTTTTTAATGCTTGCGCTCTTTCTTCAGTTAAACTTTTAGTGCTTCCTCTCGTAGAGTATTGTTCATTTAGCAGTGCCATTTGTGCAGGATCATTTCTAAAAACCCGACGATACTCTTGCATATTAGATTCTAAGTATCTAGGAGTTCGTCTGTAATCAGGTAAATTATTTACAAATATTTCGAATCGAGGGTCGTTTTGAATTGCATTTCTTATTTCATCATTCATAGGAGTATCTAGATTCATTCTATTAAATTCATTTGCTTGTACTCCAGGAACTGTTTGACCTCCAATTTCCCGTGTTCCACGGTTCGGCATTAATGATCTAATTCCTTTTGCTGCTGTTCTAAATACAGGCCCTACTAATGGAATAGTCCCAGCTACTCCAAGCGCAGTTAATCCCGCATACCCTAACGCTTCAATTGGAGTCATGTCCTTATATCCTTCTTCACCTCTTGCAGCTTTTGCTATAGCCTCAGCGTCTTGCATTGCATACTTATACGACTGTAACTCACCGACCACGGGCGTTACATCACGAACCATTGTATATGCTGTTTCTTGAAATTTCTTTTTGGCTTCCTCTAGTTTTTTATCATCTAGATCAGCTACCTCATCATAATCTAATATAATTCTATTATCTTCAGCCATGGTTTCTACGTATAATATTTATATTCTCGAGGCATTCTTACTTCGTCCGTAGGCTCATAATCAAAGTCAGCTGAAATAAAATTACCTTCTCTGTATCTTAACACAGCTTGTGTGGTACTGTCCACGAGGTCGTCATTATCCCCATGAGGAAATGCTGCGCATTCTTCAATGACTTCATGGGCGAATTGCTTACCTTCTGGATAGAAAACCATACCTGATGAAAAGACAGGAGACACTGCGTTTACACGTGAAACTTTATCTTTTCCTCGACCAGGGACAAATTCTTGGACAGGTATTCCCGTTCTTCGTAATTCTTGAATGAGCGGTAGTCCACTGGCCTTTGCCTCAATGATACAAGCTTCAGGTTTCCAATATGTATATTCTTCTGTTGCAACTGCTTTTAGTTCTGGAAAGTCCCAACGACCTTTCATTGCATCAAGTAACATTAAACATGGTGGAGAATCTTCTGTAGGTCTAAACACACCCCAAGTAGTTATTGCACTATAGTCAGCAGAATCTTTTTTTGAAAAAGCAGTATCAAGTGATTGAATAACAAATTCTAAGTCTGGCATGCCCCCCGACCATGGTCGCCAGTATTCACGTTTGATGATGGCTCCTTCTTCTGAAGTTGGGTTTTGCATATATTGTGCGTTCCAACGCTGAGGAGGTATAGATGCTTTTACAGATTCTAATTCTTCTTTCTTCCAATACTCTGGCCATACAGGTTCTCCGTCGTCCAGGAGTGCTGGAAACTCGACCACCTCCCATTTGTCCGCGCCTGTGTTCGCTTGCGCTTTGAGAAGTCTTCCTGTCAAATCATCTGTAGCCCATCTAGTCATTACGACCACGATCGACCCACCAGGTTGTAAACGTTGACGTGGCCCTGATACATACCAATCATATGTCTTCTCCATTGCAGAATCAGACATAACGTTTTGTTCGGTGTGAGGGTCATCAATAATTAATACATCAGCACCCCTACCCGTTATGGCACCACCGACACCCGCTGCAAAATATTCACCTCCATCAGAAGTTTCCCAACGACCTGCAGCTTTGCTATCCTGTTGGAGTCCCATATTATTAAAAATTTTTTTATATTCGGTACTGTCAACTAAGTTTCTTACTTTTCTACCAAACCTTTGTGAAAGTTCAGCATTGTGAGAAACCTGCATAATTTTTGCTTTTGGTTTGAGTCCCATTATCCAAGAGGGAAACAAATATGATGCAAATTCAGATTTAGTATGTCTAGGTGGCATGTTGATAATGAGCCTCTTGATCTTGCCCTCAGCGACCTTAGTCAATTTGTCAGCAATTATTTGATGGTGGCCCCACTTAGAAGGTTCATTTGCTTCTCTGCAAATGAAATCTGGCCATACTTGTTTAACAAAGAAAAGGAATTCTGTTCTAGCTTTCAGTATCTTTTTTGCATCTAGAAGTTGTTTTACCTTAATTAACTTCTCTTTTGGCAGTAAATCTAAATCCATAAGTATTTTGGTTATATCATATTTGTCTAACTTTGCACGTATGTTGTTCGTCAAGTTACATTCGCAAAATCTAGGGGGTGTGGTGTGGAAAAAACACTAAATGTGGTACAGCGAGGAAAAGAGATACTAATTCGGTGATGGCTACAGGTGAGAGCCTGGCGCGTTAGCGCCAGGCACATTTGTTTAATTAGGTCGCGTCATTGTCGTAGTATCTCGCACAAGTCCAAATTTCTCGGCAAGATTTCCAGCGAGTGTTGTTGCGAACTCTTTGATCTTCTCATCATTTTGATTTCTTAAAAAGAACTCAAAGACTTGTTGATCTAGATATCCTGCAACAAGTTGCCAATCAATCGTGCTTTCTTTTTTATTCTTTAAGATATCCACGAATTGTTTTAACTCCGCAACGATCTCATCATTACTTTTGTCTTGAGATATAATCTCATTCATTTTTATAAGTGCTTTTGTCATAATGAATTATACCTCTTTGATTGAGTAAGTCCAATTCGTTCTTATGTTCTTTTTACTGAACTTTTTGAACAAATCTGGATTTGCTTTTTTAAAATTCTCAGTATCAAACATATTGTACTCTTTAACATTACGATTGATTTGATAATGAGTTTTACTTTTGATAACACTTATACCATTTACATTAGATTGAAATGTTTCAAATAATAAAACTAATTCGGGTTTTATTATTCTATTCCAATCACTACTTAATTGGCTTTTGTTATCTAACAAATCACAACTATTTATAATTAATTGTGTTTGTTTTCTGTTAAGCTTATTAACAGATTTCTCTTTTGTCTTTGTCATGTTATATACTCCTATTGTTTATATTTATAACAATGAAAGCTTATATTATCCCATGACGATATCAAGCTTAAATTTACATTTATTTCATTTTTTATTTTAACCTCACAGATTGAATAATAGCCAACCAACCAACGACCAATAGAACAAAAACCGAATTTTCGCGGTACCGCCGTACCGCTTCTGGCTTTCTTTCACATCATCAACCTCGACTTTTCGGTGGGAAATGGGAAACGGGATCACATTCGGTACAGCGGTCCCTGACTCTGCATTAGCTTTTTCATACACATCAGAACTCCTTTCTTCAGGTGGGAAGTGGGAAACCCCAGCGTCAGCTCTGGTCCAGCGGTACCTGCTGCCAGTGAGCTCTTCATCCGTAGATCTAAGGTCTCGAGGCTTGCAATGGGATGTGGGAACTAGATTAATATCGCTACCAACGCCAGGCCCACGAACACTCGCCCCCATTCCGATCGCATCAAAAACAAACCAAATAGTATACCTAACCAGTGCACTCATCTGCCTCCTCTCTTTCGTTCAGGATGTACTGTGCAGCTACCTCTGCAGCCCACCAGCTCAGCAGGTTCTTCAATTGAGTCATCGACCCAACGTCCTTTCCGCCGTTCAAGCGGGAAATGTACTGCAGGATTGACAGGCCATCGTTGTTGGCGTGTTGGTCCAGCTGCTGCCAGATCCAGGTTTCATGTTCATTATAGAACTTAACTGTGTCATGGTAGTAAATCAGCGACGGGATAATCCCGCCGCTGCAACCATGTTTCACGACATCTTCAATGGTGAAGGACTCTGCCTTCTCTCCTTCCAGCAAAAATTTTTCAATACTCATACTTTCTCCACCATCCACGTGATACCTTCGGCATCTGTTTTATATTTAAATTTATCGCCCAACTTATATTGGATTACATTAAATGGTTGATTGTCTAGAATCCCAATCCCGTTCTTCAAATCACCTTTGAAGATTCTACACCACATTTTCTCATCGCCACGTTCGTCGTCCTTAAACCAAACATACACCATTTGCTTCGCCCATCTTGGATGCTTTTCAAACTTCTTAATACTGAAGTATGATTCTTTGCCATGTTTCTTACAGGTAAAGATTGTGTTGCCTTGTTCAAAGTTTTTTATTTCTTCTTTTGTCATCGTTGTTCTCCTTTGGTTGTCCCATGTAC